TATTTCCATTATATGATGTTGGTGCTAATACATGATTATCAAATGCAGTTTCACTTAATACAGTATTCCACATTCTAAATTCTTGTAATGATCCACTAAAAGATGATGTAGGTAAACTACCTGTACCAATAGTATATGAACCACTACTATAATCATTCAAATAATCCAATTTTCTATATATAGACACGCTATCTATATGTATTTCTGATTCGTATGTATATAATACCAGTCCTACACTACCTATTTCACCAACATGATTTTGTGATAAATAAAATACATTTTTCCCAACAGAAAGAGAACCAACATATATTCCTGTAGATAGTTCTGTAGCAATAGTACCTAATGTATCACACATATAAAAAGATATACTACTTCCACTAAAAGAAACTATATTTAACTCTACTGCTATTTCATTATCTCCATCTTCTTCGATACCTAGGGTCGTTACATATGATCTTCCTCTAGAACCAGCTCCTGTGATTTCATGTATTACATCTTCACCATCATATGATTTGCTGATATTATTATCAAATGAATCATCATCATTCCAAGCAATAAACCCATCTGTTATTTCTATACTTTGAGAATATTCATGTGTAATTTGTCCATATGTTGATTTTTTTAAATAAGCATTTCTTTCTTGGTGTGCATTTTGCGTATATAAAAATGACCACCAATCTCCATCGTTTACTGCTTTAGATTGAATTATAGTATCATTAACTGACATCGATGCATTAGAATCTATTCCAATATAAAATAAACCATTATCTGATTGTAATATTTTTTGAGCAGATGTAACAGTTGTTTTAAATCTAAATTCTATAGAACCTGTCTCCGCCGGAATAGGTATAATCATTGAAGATCCAGTTTCCATTAATAATGCATATGAAAATTTATCATATTCATAATATGATGTATTATTTAATGGTTCTGGACCACCGTATTCTTTTATATGTAATTCCGTTGAAGGAATACCATAACAATTAATTAAACTACGAATACCTTCTTTTGTACCTTTTGTTTTATTAAGATACGGTAAATTATTTAATATACGTTTCCAAATTTCTTTTGCTGAATCTTCTGTTGATATAGATTGTGATACCGCAGTAATCCATTCTAAAGATTGACTGATTCCTAATGAACCAGTAAATATATAATTTTCATTTTCATCTGTTCCTAAAGTATAATACCATAAATCATCATACTGATTATCGTTTTCTCCATCCCAGCCATATGATCGTAATGTATTATAAACTAAATCTTTAGATAATCCTTCATATAATGATTCATCTCTATTGTGAATATTTGTCAATTGTTTTGTATATTGCCATATGATATCCATTTGTTGACCAATCATATTCACAAATAATTCATAATTATCACTAAATTCATCACGTCTAATATGTTCAGGAATTGTTCTTACTAATGCATTATTATTATTTTTATCATAATACGATGCACTACTTATTATTCCATTATACCAGTTTAATGCAACAGATGAAGTTACATCATATAATACATACGGTTTAATAGTATTAGATTTTGGCCAGGTTGTAGGATAAAATTCACCATAAGAACTTGTTACATATGAAGCAGATTCGTAATACAAATGATTCTCATAATAATCAAAACTATTAAGTATCTCATTGCGTTTTGATTCATATTTATTAATATTTAACGAATATTCATTTGATGCTGTTGCAGAGCCAGTTATTAAAGTCTGTATATTTGCTATTGATGCATCATATGATTCTATTAATCCTAATTTATATTTAAAATTGACTAATCGTTGTTCTGCAGAACTATAAAATATATAATTGTCAAAGGTTTTATAATCTATATTTAAATTGACTACATTACTTCCAGTACCAAAATATTTATTTATAATTTTATTCGATATAGTACTATTTGTTGATGTTAAATCACTCCAATTCTTATATCCTTCATAAGTTTTATTTGCTGTTGATTTAATATTGAAATTGGATGGTCGTAATATATTAACATCTATAAAATTATTAGCTGGGATTAATATTATATCATCAGATATTAAATCTGCTAATGATATATAAATTTCTAAAAAATCTTTTTCGTTAATAATATTATCTAATGATTGATTTAATTTCAATATTATATCAGTAGAATCACTATTTTCATCAATAGTCCAATTAATAATCATATAGTCATTTGCATACCCTAAATTAATATGAGGTTCGATATAATAATATTGTGATGGATCTAAATATTGTACATATTTTGGAGCTTCATTAAAAGTATTAAATTGACTTTTAATTGTATCATTCCTGTATGCTATTTTAACTTCTGTTCTTGATGGTGATATTTTATTTATATATAAATTACTCTTTACATATTCACCTACTATTTTTAAAATATAATTATATTTAACTTTATAATACCCACTATTAAATCCATATTTTCTTAATTCATCATGAATATTTATATCCAAATAACATTTTTCGTTATCATCCAATAATAATTCAAAATCTATTATTTCAACTGTTTTAATAAGAGTGTCATCTTTATTATAAATTGACATTATAATAGACTGTTCAGTTTCATCAAAAATTGACTCTAATTTACTCAATATTTTTGAAGCACCTATTTTTTTTCTCGATATTTTATTATTATAATTCATTTAGTTTTGCAAGTTTAGAGTACTATCGTTATTACTGCCACCACTACCTATTACTATAGATCCTTCACCAGGATCACCAGATGACATACCACCACCTGTTTCATCCCCCGGATCTTCAGATGCTGTAAAAAATGAACCTGTGAATTTAGGATTGGGATCTGAACCTGTAGGTCTAGGAGTGAGTTCTGAACCTGTAGGTCTAGGTTTACGTATAATAATTTCATCATATGTACCGACTAACAATTCTGTAATATTTAAATCATACGCCTTTTCAAAATCTGGTTTTCTAATAGCATGTTTATAAGAATCTATTGAATATTCTGGATACGAGGCTCCTTCATATGATAATAAATATCCTTTCGAATTTCTAATAATTGATCCCGTAGGTATGTTACCATGTTCGGTAGAATCATATATACCTACTGTCCAATAACCAGTTACTGATGTAGCAGAAGGTTCCACCCAATGTTCCCAATTATTGGAATACGGATTACGTCTTATTTTTCTTAATATTGCCATATTATCTTATATTATAAACTCGTGTTCATACCAGTATATCTAGTAAATATAGTTTGTAATTGGTCACTATATATATTATCAACTTTATTCACTACATTTATTTTATCACCTCTAATACGTATAAATTCTACAAGATATACATCCATGCTTGTCAACGTAATACGAATATGATTTATACTATTTTTTGCTCCACCACCAATTTTAAATCCAATCATTTTAGTTTTTGCATCTGTTACAAAATTTTTTGCTCCTGTCATGGATATAAATTTATTACCACCTAACTGTTTTAATACTAAACCTGGATTAAACGATTCGTTTAATTGTTGTATAATTTCTTCTCTAAGCATTTTTCTTAATCGCAATTCTTTTATATTAATAGGAGTATATTTTTTAACTATTGTTTTATGAATTACTTGTGGACTTCCAGATTTATACCAACTATCAACCATATATATATTTCCATTATCAAGTATTTCAACAACATTATACTTCTTGCTTGGATACTTTTCATCTCCCCACGCCATAGGTAAAGTTACTAATGTTCCAATAATTGGAGCCTTAGTAGGATCTTTTGTTTTATATTTAATTGTTTCAAATAATTTAATTTTTTTCATATTTTTTCCTATATTATCTATCAATTCTGAAGTTATAATCATTGTCGAAATATTCTTCATTACCATCAATATCAACTATTTTAAAAATAAATCGATACCATCTTTCTGCTTGTAAACCATTTAACCATAAACTAATATAATTACCATTCTCATCACAACTAATTTTAGTATAATCGTCATTAAATGGTATCACTACTTCTTCACTAGCCAAATCTCTAATACTATAATAAGATGCAGATGGTAAATATTTTATAGTTGTATATACAGATGTAGTCGAATATGATCTAGTTGGATATCGTTCTCTACCATGTATTCTTAATTTAGTTTTAGTATCTTCTTTATATGATTTTCTTAAATTTTTAGTATACAATACTATTTCATCGCTTGTCGTACTACCACTAATTAACTCTGTTAATGAACCGGTATCAAAATTACTATCATCCCAACATACTTCTAATTTAGGAGGGAATATAGTATGAGTATCTCTTGAATAAAATTTAATAGATCCCATTTCATTATCACTAGCTTCATCTGTATCTGCTCTTTTAATTATCAATCCATAATTAGGTATTGTACTATTTTTCCAATCATTAACCATATCAGTAATATCCATTCTAATATCACTAGTTTCAAAATCATAAGATTGTGATGCTGCACTTGCTGTATACCACACACCTCCACCAGATCCTGAAGTATAATAATACGATGATTCCGATGCTATTGATCCTGTTTCAAACCACAAAGAACCTCCATCTTCACTATCTCTATATTGCCAACTCGAACCTACTTCAACTATTGGATCATTATCTCGTCTACCAACACCCATTTCCCATCCAGCAACTGCTGACTCCGAAGGACTACCTGATATTGGATATGCATAAATATTATATTCTATCGGTATGTTTGATACATCAGTAGCATACATATTCAAATAATATTTCAATGAAGATGTATATGCAGTTAATACTGTTGGTAAATCAGTAATGTCAAATTGCATAATAATTCTAGAATTAGTAGTATCATCACTAATTGTTTTGGTTAATTCTACTACATTATCATAACCAGCATTTTGATTTACTTCATCTTCATAAAGCGTATTATCTTTTGTTGGAAAAATTGAATATATCATTTTTCATCCTTTGTTTTAATATGTTACAATCCGACCTTTTATATCTGTTGAAGGATATTTAACTTCGAAAATAGCTGGGTCTAAACTCGGATATGTAATTTCATTTCTTGTTGCTGAATCTATATCATATACATTTGGATTATATCCAGCAGTACTATCAAATAAATTTTCGACTAATATTTTAATAACAGATTGTACCCCTTTAATATTTGCTATTTCACGATATATATCTGCTTTAATTATTGGTTGGTTAATTTGCCATTTATCAACATCAAAATATTTCTTTAACTGATCTATACATTTAGTTAATATTTCTTTACCATTGAATCCTGCTAAAACAGTTATTTCAAATTTTATACCAACATTAATAACATACGCATTTTTAATATTAATTGAATCTGTCATCATTCTATATCTATCTATATACTTAGATAAATTTTCTTTAATTGCTGCATTAGCTTTTACTAATTTTTTATTTGCATCATATGATAATGTATATAAATTCATTGATACTTGATTATATACAGTTTCACCATACGCTCTATATGTTATTTGATCATCTTGAACAATGTATGCTTTTGCAATACTACCAAATTTAGCAGGTAACGAATATACTCTAGTAATATAATCATCTTTAGTAACTGCTCTATCCTGAGCTGCAAAATATGCTAAAGCGTTATGTCGTATTTCTTCAATTTCTTCATAATTTCTTCCACCTGTAGCTGCTTCATCATTATTAACAGCTAACGAATTTTTAACTGTTTCCAATACAGTTGATTCCAATCCAGTTTCTAAATCATTAAAATCAACTTCATTAATTTTTGTTAATGAATTAACTATTGCATTTGATTGTAGCCCACCACCAATAGTATATTTGACTGTCAATGTTGTATTACTAGGTGCTTGACCGTATGTATCTGAATACATAAAATTAGTAATATTCCAAGCGTAATTTAATTTTGTTGTTCCAGTTGGAGTTTGTAAACCAACATTATCTGGATTAGGTGTTATCTCTTCATCATAATCATTAACAACACCTGCACCAAATTGTAATTCTAATTTATTATCACTTCTATATCTAGTAATAAATCTTTTAGGTACTTTTATTAATTTTAATAAATATGGTATTTGAGAACTATATTGTGATAGGGTTGGATCATTTGCCTCTATATTTGCTACTTCTTTAAAAATTGTATCTTGTGCTAAATATGGAACTTCATACCAAATATTACCATCGGAATCTGTTATAGAATCTATTGATATAATATTATCATCCGGTAATAAAACCTTTGTATATTTTTCTGGACTATCAAAATCATATGTAAATTCTTTTTGTGTACCAGATTCTGCATCTACCGATTTCTTTAATAAATAATATTGTGGCTCTCCAGCATCTGTTGAATATATTGATATTTCAGTATTATCATATGAACTTGAGAATGCAAAATTAACATCATTCAAAGTTCTAAAAATTATAGAAGCATTTTGATCGGATGATAGTTGCATTCCTTCTGCTACATATAATGCATACCTCCAATCTGGCTTTACATTTTCACCACTTCCTATAGATGGTATTATTTGATAAATATTTATATTTGCTTTTGCAGGAACTGTTGGTCTAGGTTTATATCCTAATGCTTGCGCTAACTGAACTACATTTTTTCGTTCCTCAGCGTGTAAAAGAAGCATTTCTTTAACTTGTGTATCTAAATAATAAGATAATACATCACCTACATACGATGACATTTCTATAAACATCATTGCAGGGTCTGAAGGATCAAAATCATTAAACGTACCTTGAAAATATGTTTTAGCATAATCAATTAAAGTTTCTCTAAATTGAACAAAATCTTTATTTAAATATGATACATCTTTTTTTACTGTTAAATTGTTACTCATTATCCTCCTAAGTTGTAAATGAAACAACTATATTTTCTGTTACGTCTTGGTCTAAAAATAAATTGAAATATATTTTTATGTATATTATGTGTTCATTGACAGAATCAATATCAACACTTACATTCTGTATATTTATATATGGTAACCATTTATTAACTGAATTATTAATCTCAGTTGATATTTTATCTTCAATGTTAGTATTTTGTTCAAATAATAAATGTCGTATATTACAACCATATTCTGGTAGCATATATCTTTCACCTCGTTCAGTTAATATTAAATTTTTTAAATTTGTTTTAGCTTGATCCGCAGTAGTATAGTTTAGTGCGAAAAAAGATTTTTCATTATTAGCCAGAGGCAAGCGTAATCCTATTGCTACATTAGTATTTAGGTCTAAGGGATGTATTCTTTTTGCACTCATATTATGTCTTTAATAAAGAATTAGATACACCTGTTTTCGGTTCTTTAAATTTCTTTGTTAATTCTCTGTAATCTCTTGTTAAGGCTTTACTTAAAAAATCAGGTATAGGAACATGTTTTTTATCATCTGGTATCATTCTTTCCGGAACAACAGATGCAACAGTAGGTACTCCTAATTCTTTATTCATAATATCTTTAAAATTAGGTGTTGCTGCTTGATTTACTGCCCCACTTGTTTTTATGCCACCCATTGTAGGCCATTCTTCTTCATTTATCGATTCATTCATTAATTTTCCAACTGGATTATCAATTGGTTTACTATTTTTAGCTGTATCGTTTAATATCTGATTTAATAAAGGATCTTTTGAAAAAACTTTTTTAGTATATGTTTTTAATGGTGGTTGTTTCTTTGTTTCTTTAATTTTAATTTCCTCATGTAACTCAATATCTGGTGTAGAATGATTTAAAGCATAATCTATTTCTTCACGTACAATTTTTCTAATACTACTTAATTCCTCATGTATAGCTGATTTTAATTCTTTTTTAATAATATTTGCTAAGTCTGATTTTGTCATAATTACCCTCGTATATTTGTAAATAAATATTTTAAAAATGAATTTTAATACGATTATTCAATGTAAGTTTTTGTACTTAATAAGGTTTTACCATTTGTACCATATAATTGTGCCCAAGCAAGATATGGTATGTTATCAACTATAATGGTATCTGTAAATATTGCAGTGTTTAAAGCTAATGGTCCCATAGGTGATGGTATAGATATAGCATTTAAGACTTCGATTAATAATTCACCTTTAGTGTTTTTTTGAGCCTTTTTTGATGAACCAATTGTTAATCTTTCTTTAAAATCAAAATTTAAAGTATTATCACTTGATAAACTAATTGATTTTTTTGCAGATAATAATATACTATCTGTACTGGCGTTTAAAAATAATCTTCCGGAGTTTATTAATATTTGTTTACCAGAATAATTTTTTGGGCTATCTGGTTCTGTAGTATATGAATCTAATGAAGTATATGATGGATTTAAACCAATTAATTGTCCATCACAGATATATATTGATGACGCGTCATTATTTATATCTTCGGTTATAAATTGTTTTGAATTGTCTTTTTTATCTGCTCTAAGTATTATTAACGGATCTGCGTCATCCCCTGATTTCGACCAAGGATTTGTAGATTGCAAATGTGTGCTGGTGAATCGTATAGATTGTCCCCATCGTCCTTGAAATATTGTATCACCTTCATAAGGTTTTAATTTAGGTCGTTTTATTTTTTCTACAAAATAATCGCCAAGATCAATTTCATCCTTAGTATCTGTTATACCACTAAATGCAGAATATTTATCAATATTTTTATTAGCTACGGATATTGGAAATGTAGAATACGGTAAAGCATTGTGATTTACTAATCCCCATACATTTACTATATCAGTATAATAAAATCCAGTACTTAAATTTATAGTACCTGTTTGTGGAGTAGGTGCTGATATAATTAATACTATCTCATGTTTTATTGGATACTGTTTTATTTGAGAATTTAATGGAGCAGCAAAATGTAAGTCTATATTTTCACTATTAAAATCACTATTTAATCTTTTAAATTTAATTAAACCAATACTATCTTCGTCGATATATTCAGTATGATTTTCATCTAAAATTATATCATATACTTCACCAGACTCAATTATTAAATTTTCATTATCATTTATCGTTTGGTAAAATTTCGAATTATTTGATTGTTGTAAATTTTTTAAGGGCATTACTTATCCTCAATTACATTATCATTTGAGTCGGTATTTAAAAAATCATCTAATTTTTCATCTGCATTAGTTATTGTTTTTTCAGACTTTTTAGCTGTGTTGTTATATTCATCCATTAATTCTTTTAATTCATCATCATTCATTGTAAACTCATCGATATCTGCGGCGGCTGATCTTGAAATAGCTCGTTGGACTATGGATGCCATTTTTACTAAATGTTCATCATTTTTCACTGCTACTTCCATATAATCACTTAATAAAGGTACCAATGCAATAGCATCAGAAGGATTTTTAATTAATGGTCGTAACTCATCAATTAATATTTTAATCCTTTCCTCTTTATCCTGACGATTATTATAAATATCTTCCAACAAATCAGAAAACGTTTTCTTGGTAAATAACTCTTGTGAAAAATCCATTAACTACTCCTATAATTTTTATTAGACTGTATATAACCATATTTCATATAATCTAAATAGGCAGATTTGTATATACATTTATATATATTAACCACCTTAGTAATTTGTTGGGATTTCACATCAATCATTTCTTTTATCATAATATAAATAGCTTTTTTACTTAAATTTAAACTATTCATAGTATCACGCTTTTTAATTATTTCTAATATTGAATCCGCAATTATAAAATCATTTTTCTTAGGAAATAATATTGATAAATTAATATCTAGGTATTCAATAAATATATCAAAGAAGTCTAATTTTTCATTGTGTTTTCTTTCATCTGAAAATCCTGGCTTTAAATCATTGTCATAATCAATATCAGTTAATTGTTTTTTATCCTTTAACCTTTTATAATTAGTCCTATTATTAATAATTAAATAATTTCTAGCAACAATAGTAAAATAAGAAAAAGCTTTTCCCTTCTCTTGTTTATATTTTTGTAATTTCTCCATTAAAAATACAATTACATTACTCTTAATATCTTTAATAGAATCACTATCACCAGCATAATAAAATTTAAAACTATGTATTAAAACTTCGGATAATTTATCAAATGCTGGTCCAATTTCATCCCTATATAATTTTTCTCTTTCTATATAATCGATACTTACATTATATTTTAATATTGCATTTTCAGTATCTTTTGTAAAATAGTATTTTTTTTCTGCTGCGGTTTTTTCCTGTATCATAGACTCCGTTTTAATTATAAATAAACTCCTAAATTATTTATAATATGTAAATAAAAAAATTAATTAAATTTTAGTCCCACATTTAGGACAATATTTCCATGTTTTTTGTCTGATTCTTATACCACATTCATTACAATAAGATTTAATATCTTTTTTAGTAATTACCTTTTGTTGTGATATTGGTAACATAATATATTCAATTGTATGAAAAGCATACCAATTGAAATTATAATTCACATTATTAAATATTTGAGCTGACTCACTGCCTTTATCTATTCTACCAGTTTCAAGTTTATTATCCTGTTTAGAATCACACAATAATTGTTTTTCTGTTGTATCACCTTTTACTTTTATAGGATTGCATGATGAATACATTACATCTGATGTACAATTAAATGGAATATCATTATTATATGGTGTGGTAGTGATATTACCATCATATATCCATGTATTAGTAGTTCCAGTTACTGTGGTAATACTATTACATTCATTAAAAAATTCAATTTTAATTTTACCGTTTTTCTTAATTGCTTCTAATACTGTTTTTTCATTATCAACTTCATAAGTATTAAAGATAAATTTTTTATTATCATCTAAGTATCTATCCAACCAAATACGTTCACCTGGTTTTAATACTAATATTGTATCAGATGATAATTTATCATTTAACCATATTTTGGCTCCTATGACTTCATTAGTAGAGTTAAATAATTCGAATTGAAATTCTTGATTATCATTTAAGAAAATATTATTATTTTCATATATTTTTAAACGATTTTTGTTGGTGCCAATAAAGGCAGATGGGTAAGTGTCGATTGCGACTTGATTCATAATTCCTCCAATTTAAATAATCATTTGCTAATTTTTTATTTGCTTTTAAACAATTTGAAAGTCAACTGACTTAAAACTAACAAATATAAGGTACATATACTATATATATATGTAAAATTTTTGGAAAACCCTATTTTTGACCATCCAAATTTTCTGGAAGAAAACTGCTCAATGATTCATCCATTTTTTTAATTTCTTTGAAGAAAAAACCAATTTCATCATCAGCTTCAAATGAACCTCGTTCATCTATTCTATTTATGTTAATATGAATATTACGTATTTGTTTTAACATTTTAGTTAAATAATTATCTATATTGGACGAATAAATATTATATTCATTTTCCATATATTCATATTTACGAAATAAATTAAAATTAATAAAAATTGAAACTCCTAATAATATTACCAATATTATTATAATCCATAACTCCATAACATTACTCCTTTTTACTTTTTTTATCTACATCATCAAATAAGTTACTAAACTTTTGTTCTGCATTTACTGGTTTTACTGTTTTTAATTTTTTTGTAGGATTAAAATATTTCCCTTTATTTTTTCTCCACAATTCATATTCTGTTCTATATGATATATGGTCTGCTTGATTTAATATAAATACTAAATTACTTTTCAGCATTTTTTCTTCACTAAAGGTATCAAAATTAAATGCATTAAATTTATCAAATGGACCATCATGTAATTGTATACATAACATTTCATTTTCCGTCATTCTAATACCATAATGTTGTAAGAAAAATATAGAACGATCGGCATGTTTCATATGTTGCAATTTTGGATTCAATACATAATATTTACCTTGATTTTTTATATGCCAATCAGAATCATTTGGAAGATAAAATTCATGTTCTGGATTTCCTATTTTACCTAAATCATGATTTAAAGCGACAAATATTAATTCTTCAAATGTATAATCATCTGTATATGCACCATAATGTTTCCACAATTTATATACTGTTTGTATAATTTTAACTACATTTAATACATGAATTACATATCCACCAGGAAATGCTCCATGAAAATAATTATAAGAAGAAGCAGGTGCTAAAAGCATCCGCTCCCCCAAATCATCATACATTTTTAATAATTTTTCTTTACGATCACCTGTAAAATTTTTATTAATTATTTCTATTAGTTTATCATAATTTTCTTTTAATTCATCTACTTTTAAATTCATAACTTATCCTTATACATATTAATTATTTTGTATATAACTTATATAATCTTTTGTTTCAGCATATGGTGGTACACCATTATACTCTAATACATTTCCCTTCCCAGCATTATAAGATGCTAATGCGAGAGTCCAAGCATATTTATCTTTATCAACTTTAGAACTCCAATATATATATAAATCACTTAACAATTGAGTGCCTATCAATATATTATTTCTAGGTGTATGTCCTCCTGTCAATTCCATTTTATCATACATCCAATCAAATGTTCCAGGCATTAGTTGCATATAACTAAAAGCTCCTTTTACTGATACAGCAGTTGAATCATATCCCGATTCCCTATTTACCAATCTAAATAAAATATTTACAGGAATTTGTTTTTCTTCCGCCCTATCCCATAATAATCTAATATGATCATCTTCTACTGAATCTGGCAAAAATATCTTAGATCGTTTTTCAATTAAATATTTTATATATCCATCAGATTCTAATTCAATATGCATTGAATCAATTGTTTTTTCTTGTTCATCAAAAATTTGTTGGTATGATGAATTAAATTCAATAAACGATGCTTGATACACAATAGTCTGATTCTGAGATTTAATTAGTTGCTTCCGATTTAATTGCATTCCCGATAAGAATATTGTGGTTACCACAGTAAGCGATAACACAATATTGACAATCCTTTTATGCTTTAAAGGAATTGTTGTTTCAAATCTTTTTTGTTTCATAATTCTCCAAGTTAATTAAACATAGGTATCATGACATTTGCCATGATACTTTAAAATAATTTATAATATTACTAAAAATTATTCAATTTTCCAAATTATTAATTGATTTTCCAACCATTAGATGTATATTTTCCAGCAAATTTAGACTTTATCATGATTTTCTCTCCATTTTTGATTAAAGTTACTATTTTATTTCGTGGAACTTTAGTTGTTTTATATATAGGTATATTCGTTTTATTTACAGTTAATCTATCAAACATGTGTATTCCATCTAACATATCAATCACATGTTGTATTGCACATGCTTCTACTATATTAGGATGTGTTATAGGCATTTCTTCTGTATGATTTTTAACTCCAAAAGTTATTGGCGTCTTAAAATTATCTGCCGCAACTAATATTTGTGCATATTTATGAGTAGGAACAATTTTTTGAGGAAACGATAAATCATCAGATATAAAATTAATTAAAATATTACTCTCAATTATATGAGGATTTATTAAATATATCGGTTCCTTTACATTTACAACTGCTACTCTACGATTCGTAACTCCTACTTGATTACAAGCTAATTTATTACCAGTAGGATGATCTACTAAAGTTTTAAACAATTCTTTAGCAATCTTTTGATTCTCTTCGAAAATGAAATGTGATTCACATTTCATTTTTAATTCTTCTATGTTATATATTATTTTCATCTGTACTTTTAATTTTTCCGGATGCAATTCTTTCTAATTTTTTCATTTCTTTTTCTAAGACTTTTATCTTTCCCTTATTGCCTTTACCTTTACCCAGTGTATCAATTTGTTTCTTCACGTCATACATTTTTGCTGCTGCAGTATCCATCATCCTAATCTTTTGTTTTTTAGATAATCTTTTCTTCGCAACTTTAGGTTTTATAACAGTAGATTCTTTAGTACCTTTTAATTCAGGTTGTTCTATTCCTTTATGATATACATTTCCTTCCTTATCAACAAACTCATTCATAAATGCCCAACCTCTGGGTTTTTTATTAGGGTCTGCTTTTTTATATTGAGCTGGTGGATCACACATCATTTGAACACACATCCAACATATTCCCGAAACAGCTTTAATATCTATCTTCATTGACATCTTATGACATCTAGAACATATAACAGTTTTAAAATGACTCTTTGAACTCCCTATCATAATTTATTTATTTTTTTGGAACTTTATAATACTGTATTCCACCGTTTTTATTCATTTTTGTTATAGTATTTTTTTCTTGATTTACTATTTTAGTAGTTTCTTCTTGGTTTACTGTTTTAGTAGTTTCTTCGTGTTTTACTATTTTAGTAGGCTTAATCTTTAATCTTTTTTTTTATATTAATTATATCTTTTTTTATATTGGTATTATCAGTATCAGGTTCTTCTTCTTGATCAAATAATTGTTTATATATTTGTTTCAATTTATTTTTATCAATAGCTTCATCTTCAGATAATACTGTATTCTTAATATACACATTTTTTTGTTGATTTCCTAATTTTTCAGTTGATTCTTTATCTAATTTAGCAATTCGATTATTTCTTCTTTTATTTTTATTTATATGTAATGTCACTTGATTTACAGCTAATATTAAACTTACTGCTAAAGGATCAAATACAAATATCAATAATAAAATAAACCAATTAACAATTTTATCCATATCCTTTCCAGTTAATTCGGATATATAAATTAATGGTCCTAAATCAGCACTAAATTCATTATTTTGTATTTGTGATATATTTAAATCAATTTTACCTATTGAATCTGACAATGCTATAATTTGCATTGATATTAATTTATTCTCTGAATTTAAATCATTAATATTATCATTAGCATCGTTTATACTTTTTTCTGTTCTTCGTATACTAATCCAATATTCTTTAGAATATAATGAATCTAATCTATTCTCTTGTTGATTTCTAATTTCAGATAATAATTTAATTCTATTATCATATGTTTCAGATTGAGATTTATAGTTATCGATTTGATCTATAAATATTTGTTTTCTTTGTTCTAATACACCTATTCCTTGATTTGCAGATTCAAATCCTGTCGATGTTTTTTTGTATGCATTACTTAAAAATCCATATATTCCCATACTGGTAATAGTCATTAAAACTATTATAGCTGTAAATAAATAAATTCTCATAGGAATTTTCACATATTTCCAAAACCGATAGAGATATGAAACTGCCATTACTTTACCTACTTCTAATACAGATGCCATGATTATCACAGCAGTTATAGCTCCTGCGAATAATTTAGATAATCCAAATATAGAAAAGTAAGCAGCTGATGTTGCAACAGCTAAAGCAGTAATAATCAAAAATATTTGTAATAAACGTTCTTTCATTTATTTATTAGTAGCTGTCAGGCTCCAACTCAATTTTTTCTGTTATAAACTCAAGTTCTTTTTCTAATTCTTTTATAACATTAAAAGTTTGAGCTTCTGTAATAGTATTAGTTTCCATACCTTTTTTAACATTAGTAATTAAAATATTTACTCTGTCCAGATGTTTTCTTACTAAAATTTTTGTTCTCATGGTGTACTTCCTTATTATTTATTATATATATACTAACTTCGTGTTTTTTTACTACTTTTATTTTATTTTGGTCAAAATTACTCCTTGTAAAGGTACAATTCTAAAATCAAAATGTTCTGAGGATTTAATTGTTAATGCTTCAAATACATTAGGATGATACTTTTTATATATTTTTATATTATTAAATATAACATATGCATCCTTATAATCGGCATTATATTTTGTTTGTATTCCATTTATATCATATGTAACTTCCATAATTATTTCCTCGTTTCACAATTAAAATCTTTGATATCAAATATTATTATATTATTTTTTGTTATTAAATGATTATCTTTATCTTTTAATACACTTAACCACTGATAATATATATACTTAGTATCTGGTTCGAAAATTAAAAATAAACATGGTATATCTTTATCAGACCATAAATCCATTCTGTAATTAAATTGTCTTAAATCTAATCCATGTCCTTCAAATGTGTTATACTTTGGTTTATCAGAATAATATTTTGAACCTTTAAATCGTTTTTTATTTTTAACTTCAACACAAAACCAATCACCATTAATATCTTTAATAAGCCAATCAATTTGAGTTAAATTTTTTAAATTATATCTGTATTTATCTAATAACCATTCGCGAGCCATTTTTTCACCCGCAATACCTTGTTCATTAAGACTCATTATGTAACTTTTAGTTCATATATGTATATAGGTAATACCCTTTTCCTTAGTTTCATATCTAGTTTATATTTTAACTTATATTTTTTATTCATTATTTTACGAATACCTTCGACTTTTTCAATTGAAGAACCACCTATCATGACAAAATGTTTTGTAGAAAACGAAATTACTTTTCTTTTTTTAATTTCTTCTAAAAAATATATAAGTAACTGACTCATATCAACAGTTGAGATTTCTGAATTATTAAAAGACTCCTCAAACATATCCGTGTGAGCTTTATTTTTTTGTAATTGTAATTTTTTAAATGATTCTGTAGCTACAATATACTGATATATATTATCCTCTGAAGTATTATTTATAACATTGAGAAGTAAACTAATTTCATCACTAGCTAAGTCAACAAACCATAATACATATATTACTGGGTTGTTATCAAATAATTTATTTCTAATTGTGTCAGGTAATATTTCCCAACTTTCGTATGATATATCAGTTTCACCACTTCGTTTTGTTCCTGAAGTTAATAAGGTAAATGGATCATCTAAAATTGTATCTTGTGAATAGTATTCTGTAAATATATTATCCCAATAAGAATTATTGAATACATCTTTAACAGACCAATTATTTATTATATAATTTTTTTCATTCATATACAATGTATATTTTATATAAGTATATATTATTACTATTATTATAAAGTTATAACTATACTATTTTTAATCGTAGATTAAAATTTTCAACTTCGTTAAAAAATATTTATTATATTCTTACAGAATATATTTACTTAAATTTAAGGTATGTCAATAGAATTTATAGTGGTATTTCGTAATACCACTGACTCATATTTTTAATACAGATCTGTGTTTAATTTTAACCTTAAATTTACTAATTTAATTTTTAACGGTAACTTTTAATTTTCAATATTTATTATGTAACTTTTATCTATTATATATATGTGTCGGATGAATAAAACGTGTCGGTTTTTTCTTTTATTTTTTTCATTATATTATTCATCATTTTGTCCTCGTCGAACTTCCTATTGTTTCGTAATATTATTGTTTGATTCCATAACATTTCTAATGTTTTTTTCCATGCTTCATATAGAGTATCTTGATCTGTTATTCTATATTCATCATTTAATATTCTATATCCCTGTTCATCTACTAAATAGTATCGACCTTTTTTAGTAATTTTTGTATATGCATTTGGATATATACTTAAAATTTTATGTTTTATTTTCTGGAAGTCTTCTGTATTTTTCATATTAGATCAATTATTTGAGTTTGATAATCAATATTACTTTTGAGATATTTAGAATAATCACCATTGCTGTTAAATAATTGTATTATTTTTTTGGCTTGAACTGTTGGTGTATATCCTTTAGCCTGCATTTTTTTCATTCGTTTGTTAATAGCTTCTTTTCTATTTTGTAATGATTTGATATTAATAATCCTGCTTCTCATATCATTAAAGAAATCAGGATGACAGTATAATTTATAATCATTGTCAATACAAACTGCAGAAACAGTCATATCTACATTTAAAACATATTCTACGGGAGAGAAGTTTTTAAAATGTGCTACATCTATATAATTATGATAACTTCTAAATCTTCTTACCCAATCATTTTGAAATATTTGTGAATATCCTATATCATTTAATATTTGATAAAAATAATCTCCATTAGTAATATCCCCTAAAAATATATCAAAGTCATTATGTACTGTATTATCAGCAAGTGTATCTAAAACAGCTCCACCACCTATACAATATTGTAATTTATTTTCTTTATCATGTCTATTGATAGCATACATTATTGGATATAAAATATCACGTAATCTATTTCTTTCTTCGTTATTTATCATATATAACTAATTTATTTTTTTGAAAAATGATGGATATTATGCCTCCATCGGGGCTGCATTATAATTTCATCTTATAAAATTATGCTGCCTTTTGCAAAAAATTGCCTTTTGTATATTAAATTAATTTTCTATATACCATACTTCTTTAACAGTCAAATCCAAGGCAGCCCCAAAAACATTTATCTACCAAATAGTGGAGCTGGTGGGAGTCGAACCCACGTCCTATCAAATTCACAATATATTTCACTAAATTAATTTATATATATAAATATAGTGAAAAATATTTAAAAACACAAATTTTTAAGTGTTTATTTTTATGCTTCTATATTAATATCTGTAAATTCGTATACTTCAGTTTCTAAGTTTTCTACTTTTTCTGTGAGAGTTATATTTTCACTTTCAAGTTTTTCATTTGATTCAGTTGATTCAGCATACTCTTTTTCTATTGTTTCAAATGCGTTTTGTAATTCATCATGATTTTCTTGTAAAGTATCAGTTCGTTTATCTAATTCATCATATTCACATTTTAAGGAATGTGAATCTCCTTCTAATTCTTCTATTTTTTCTTTTAAGTTTTCATTATCATCCTGTAATGCTTCATGAGTTAAAGTTAAATCATTTAAATCAAATTTAGCTTCTTTCAAATCGAATTTTAATTTTTCTATCAATTTTTCTTGTATTGTAGACATGATACTTATTTTATATATTTTGTTTTTTTATACCAATTAGGTTTTTGTTCTATTCTTTTATGTATTCTTTTTTTAACTATTTGTTGTTCTTTATATGAAGGAATCCAATCGTTTTGAAGTTCTTTAGGAAATACATCAATTGGGAATATACGAGTTGGATCTGGGTTAAAACCTCTATATTTCATTTCATATATGAGTTCATTATATCGTTTTGATAAATATAATCCTTTATCATAAAAAAAATATACATGTCCGGAATTCAATGTATATTCTTTAGATATTTTATTTTTTTGTAAACCATGTTTACTATTTAATGTTCGTTTCAATGCTCCAGCTACCATAAATATTTCTCTATATTCAGCAATTAAATGTTGATCTGTTAATTCAGTGGGTGATATTATATTTATACGTGTCATTTTATTATTTACTTGTAGCTTCTATATTTATATTTTGTAATTTATTTATTTCTAATTTTAAATCTATTATTTCTTGACTAATAGCTGACTGCTTATCTAATGATACAACCATATCATTAGTCATTTTATCAATCATTGTTTGCTTATATGACAATTCTTTTTCTAACTTAAAATTCTTATTTTTTAAGGTAGAATCTACAAATGGTTTAAATACACCTTCTTTATATTTCATTTTTAAAGTCTATAATACAAATATATAATATTTTAAATTACCATCCTAATTTTAGTCATAGAAAAAGATGTTAATATATTATATGTTAACATCTTTAGAGGCAATGACTGGAGTCGAACCAGCATAACGAGTTTTTGCAGAACTGTACCTTACCGATCGGACACATTGCCATATAATTTATTTTAGTACTTTATCCCTAAAATATAAATTCATTACATTACCAGTCATTTTTGATCTTGTAATATATTTTGTAACTATGTTGGATTTTAATTTAACAATTTGTACATGTTCATTACCCATACTTGAATTAAATAATATTTCATCTGTTAGATCAAAATATTTACCTTTATAACAATTCCATGCATGTTCAATAGGAATACCTGAAAAACTAATATATCCTTCTATATATTCAATATCACTATTTTCATTAGATAACCAAAAAGCTGTATCATAGCATCCTTTCTTTTTAGGTGTGTAATGTTTTAAAAAACTATCTATTTTAGTTTGTAAACCTGGAATTTTTTTGTATTGTAATATTTTAACTTTCTTTGCTTGTTTTAATTGCCAATTAAAAAATTGGTTTTGTTTTTCACCCATATTAAGTTGAGTTAAGCTCTTTAAATAACCAAGAACATTTTCAGTTAAATTATAAATTTCTTCTCTTATTAATTGTCTTAGTTCACTTTTTTTCATATTATATACCAAAGTTTTTTAATTGTTTAATAGTATTAGTTGTATTTTTATGTAAAATACCAATACCACCTTTAGATTTCCATTGATTTATATTTTTTTCTAAATCATCAATCAATATAGCATTTTTGTTTGCAAATTTTTGTTTCTCTATAGCTTTAACTAAATTTAATTTCACATTGGAACCTAAATGTTTATCAACCCATATTTTTTTACCCTTTCTACTTTCTGAATCTCGAGATGGTGCTGATAATATTTCTACATTTTTATCTCGTAAATATTTCCATAATTTTTGTCCATCTGACATCCAAGGCATTTTTACCCAATAATCTAATCCATGAACCTGTACTTTATCCCAAAATGCATCTCTTCCATGTTTAGCTTCGTATTCATATCCACCATTAATCCCAGTATATTTAAATAATTGTGTATTAAAATCGGTTAATACACCATCCATATCTAAATAAACAATGTATGCTTCTGATTTTATTTCATTTATTATATCTATTAATTTAATCATGCTACATGTTTTTTTCTTAATAAACTGTATCTTTTATCAAATTGTTTAACCCAAGTTCCTTTAATAGGATTATCACCTGTTTGATTCCATTTAAAATGTAAAACTCTATCTACAACACCTTTTGGTTTTTCTCCTTCCATCTTATATATATTAAAAGCCTTATCCATTTGACCTACATAATTCATAATAGTACTTTCACCAACTCCACGACCTTCAGTTTTTTCTCTGTATTTATCACGAATTATTGATAATTGTGGATCAATTTCTAAATAAATTATAGTAGAATGAAAATCATTATCTTTACCCGATTTAATTCGTTGTAATATTTTTTTAGAATTTGCCGCCGTTGTATCTATTACTAACAAAGTAGAACTTTTAAATAATTTAGTTTTAAATAATTCAAATTCCTTTTTCTGAGCTAAATCTCTAATATCAAAATATGTTGCATAATAAGGTTTAAAAAATGATTTCCAATAAAAATTAAATCCTTTATCTTTATTTAATTTCCACCAATTAGGTGTCATGTCTAATACTTTATTTTCACCTCTATTAGATACATATTTAGTATCATCAATAAATTTAGTAATTATTTTTTGAATATTATTAGTTTTATTAAGTTCTTTAGTTAAATTATTATAATGTTTTTTAGCAGTATCGTATTGAAGGGATTTTACTATCGAATCTGAATTAGTTGTTTTGTAACCAGAAAATCCAGCTATATATTTAGAAATTTCATTTTTAATAAATGTTGATTTTCCTGCTGCAGGTAATCCCATTAAAACAACTAATTGTTTATTTAAATCTTCTTTGAATTCAGATAATATTACTTCTTTAATTAATTTTCTTAATTCACTTTTTTTCATACAAACTCCACTTATATACTATAAATATATTGTATGAATGTTTTATTACAAAATATTTCAAAGAACTTTATATTTAGTGGAACGTCACGGAGTTGAACCGTAGCCTTCGGATTTTCAGTCCGACGTACAATGACCACCTATACGAACATTCCATATTTTGGCGAGCATGGAAGCAATCGAAGCCTCGTTCAAGGGGTTGGAATCCTTTCAGTACCCTGTACTCACACCCGTATTGCGGAAAAGATGAGACTCGAACTCATATACCAGCGTTAACCGATAAACAGTTTAGCAAACTGCGCCAATACCAATTATGGACTTACTTTTCCAATTATTTTTTTATTTTTGACAAAATAATATTTTTTCCATTCATCACCGATATAATCTTCTAATGAAATTAATTCATTACTATATATAATATTAGAATGTACTAATCTATGACAATTTGGACATAAATATGATAAATTAGTATTTAAATCATTACCTCCATTTTTTAATTCGATTATATGATGTATATCTCCTGTTACATTTTCAACATACCAATTACAAATTGAACATGGTAATTTCATTCTTTTGATTATTTTTTTTGTTGTGCGGGTACTCATATCTAAAATAGATGTTAATGAGGTTTCTTTAATATAAGATGCGTGTTTTTTTTGTAATATTTGTTTTTTTGTTAATCCATCTTTACTAAGTTTAATTGAAACTTTTTCATTAATTTCTTTTCTTTTTGCTTTAGTACTAAATCCTCTAGCACATTTATTTGAACAAAATCTTCCACTACCATATTTTTCATCATGTTGTTTATTACAATATTCACATTTCTTCATTTTTAATCCTCATATATTTAAATAAATATATTCGAACTAAATTTTTCATATATAATTTTTACAGTTAATATTTTGTGGGAATAGATAGAATCGAACTACCCCGAGTAACCACTTCACTCTTTTATACTCCACGGTTTTACAGACCGCTGTGAAGAACTATTCCCAATTATTTAAATATAAGTTATACCTTCCTAACTTCAGGTGAAGGACTCAAAGGAATACATCTAGTATTGCTACGCCATCTTTGACCCTCCACCAGGGCTTCGAACCCTGATTTCTCATTGTTATATTTAAAAATAATTAAGGCTGCATCAACATCAAATGCTTTATTGGTAGCTATTTCCAATATTACGGTTCGTACCGTATTTACACCTTTGCGGAAAGCAGAGGACCCGACCCCCATCCGAATTAAATCGAAACCTAGTTTTCAAGACTAGTCGGCACTCCAATGCACCTGCTTTACTTTCCATTTGTACCAGAGAACGGAGTCGAACCGTTAAAGACACTTGATCCTAAATCAAGCCGATATACCTATTCTCTACTCTGGCAATTTTACTATTTAAAATTCTTCAAACCAAACTCTCCTTGTAAAATGATTATAATATTGATGTTCTCTAGTTGAATAATTAGTTCCAATTTTACTTCTAAAATAAGATTGAACACAATGTTTAATGTATTTCATTTTTTTATAATTTAATTATTAATAGTACTCCTGGTCGGAGTCGAACCGACACACCCATTACTGAATACCAGATCTTAAATCTGACGTGTATACCTATTTCACCACAGGAGCATAAAAAAACCCCGTCATAATTGACGAGGTTATACTACGGTTGAATTCAGTTAAATTCACATAATAGGTATCTCCCTCGTCGACATAATCAACGAACAGAACAGACTACTATATAAATACCAACGTT